TTTGACCCTGAATCTGTAATCTTTAATGAGAACTTCATTAAGAATTATAGAAAGTATTCCGGAGACCTAGGAGGAGAGTTCTGGGAAGCATACCCAGATATTGTCATTATTAATGGCAGGGAGTATAGCTTAAAGAACTGGTCTAAGAAGTTTAACACTTTGGAAGATATGTTCTTTAGATATGGCAAGAATATAGGGTGGAAACTTGAGAATCATAAAAGAGTGATAGAGTTAGTCAATTGGGCTAAGCAGAATAAATGTAATCTGATAAATGTCAACATTGCTGACTTTATAATGTCTAAGGCTTGGGAAAGCATCGAGAAGTTTAAAGATGGAACATATGAAGAATTAGTATTTGATACTATGACGGAACTATGACATATACTAGCAGACTAATCGAACTTATCAAAAGAGGTAGAGAAGGTGACAATCAAGGATTATCACTGGGAATGCCTAAGCTGGAGCATATAATTGACGGATTAACTCAAGAGACCTATTACCTAATTGCCGCAGGAACTGGTAATGGTAAAACTAGTTTCGTGCTTCACTCCTTTATATATAAGGCTCTACTGGACTCTGATTCTGATAAGGATGTTCAGTTTATTATATTCTCTTTGGAGATGAGTGCTGAGCAGTTACTTGCTAAATTGCTCTCTCTTCATATATATGAGACATATGGTAAACAAATATCTTTTAAAGAGTTATTGTCTAGAGGCAAGGACTCTACACTCTCTAATGAGGATTATGAGTTAGTACAGGAATGTATTCCATGGCTAGAATCTATAGAGGACAGACTAATAATACATGACGGCACTCTTAATTCAGAGAAGTATAAGTCTCTAATCATAGAGGATTTAAAGAAATTTGGAACCTTTGTTGATGAAGATACTTATGAACTTAATAATCCGAAACAAATTATCGCAGTAATTACTGACCACTTAGGCTTAGTGAGACCACAGTTGGGTCGTAGCAAGAAAGAGGAGATTGATACCATATCGGCATATGGTGTCTCATTTAGAAATAAATGTAAGATATCTCCAATCAATATTATGCAGTTCAATAGAAATGCTAATAATGCAGAACGACTAAAACAAGGCTTGCAAGAACCTGATTTGTCAGATTTAAAAGAGAGTGGTTCTCCGAGTGAGGATGCCAATGTAGTATTGGTATTATTTAATCCATTTAGAAGCAAATTGTCTACATATAGAGGATATTGCATTAAAGAGCTAAAGGATGGTTTCAGGTCATTATTGGTTCTTAAGAATAGATTTGGTGCGTCTGATGTAGCCATTGGTGTAGGATTTTATGGTAGATGCGGTATCTTTAAAGAGCTTCCGTCTGCATCCGAAATCAATGATTATGACAAGTATAAGAATCCAGATTGGACTATTATTGATTTCCCAGACAGGGAAGTCGAGATAGAACGAACTAAGAAAGATGATTTACGCGTAACCATAACATTATGATTTAATGAGCCAAATTATAGGACTTGGAGGATTTTCGGGAAGTGGTAAGTCTAGTTCCCTACAGTATTTAAACCCAAAGGAGACATTTATTATTAGCTGTACTCCTAAACAATTATCAATTCCAGGATTTAGGAAGAATTACAAGAAGCTAACTCAGGACAAAGACAAGAACTATGTCGGAAATTGGTATTTCAGCAATGAATTTGCCAAAGTGATGAACATCATGAATGTAGTTAATGTTAAAATGCCAGAGATTAAGGTCTTAGTAATTGACGATAGTAATTATCTTCTTTCACAAGAGGTGATGTCTAGAAGTGCGGAGAAAGGATATGATAAGCATATTGACTTTGCAAAGCACTATTATGATTTAATAATGAAAGCTATGACTCTTAGAGAGGATTTAATTGTAGTGTTCATATCTCATATTGTAAATGACGGTAACGACTATGACCCTAAATATAAGTTATTTACTACTGGAAAGATGTTGGATAGGTCTGTTAATATAGATGGACTGTTTAATTATTTGCTGTATGCAGAGAAGATTGTAAATGATGAAGAGGTTGACTATAAATTCAGAACAAGGTCACTTGGTCCAGATACTTGTAGAAGTACCGCAGGATGTTTCCCTGATTTATATGTTGAACCTAATATGAAGATGGTGATTGACACAATCAATAAATTTGAATACGGAGAATGATAGTTAAAATGCTGTTAACTTTGGACTTTGACCCAGCTACTGGAGAGTATAAATCTCTAAAGCAGGAGATTGTCAAAGAGGAAGTAAAGACTAGAGCAGTCAAGGAAGAGGTTCCGGAAACATCTGAACCGCAAATTACCCTAGACCCTAACAAGTACATACTTAATAAAGCAGCTGCCCAATTAATGGGAGTTGCTTGGGAAGATAGACTTAGTATTAAATATCAGAAGATTGACGGAATCACTTTCCCCGTTATAGGAACTGATGAAGCCTTTGGAACTAAGGGTGGAAACAAACTTACTAAGAGTCTGTCTGTCAGCTGTAGAGGCAAAGCTAATGACATGCTACGTCAGTATGGCGATACATTTACAGTAACTACGATGAAAGGTCAGGATGACCTCTTCGTATTAGTTGGTAATGCTGAAAGGCCGGAAGAGCCTGAAGTAGATAACATAGAGGTATTGGAAGATGAAAGCGACAACATTGATTTGCCGTTAGACACAGAGATTGGAGATGAGTCAGCTAAAGAGATTGACCCATTAACTTTTGAACTTTAATACTTATAAACTATGTCAATGAATTTCAACTTAACAAACACGAACGGTACATCATCTATTAAACCAAGACTGAAACCATGGGAAATCCACGATGTTATCTTCAAGGGAATAACATTTAATGAGTTTAAGGGTAAGAAAGACCCTGACGCAGTGTATAAAACCATGAGAATTTCATTCGAGAATGAGAATGGTGTTTATGAAGAAACAGTATTCTGTCCTAAAGAGGGAGATGATGTAAGACAAGTAAGCTCTAATAATGGAGTTGAACGTGAAAGTCCGTCCAACTTTGAGAAGTTTAAATTTATGTTAGCTCATATTGGAGAACAACTTGCTCCTAAGAAATATGAAGCATTTAAAACTAAAACTTTTGCCCTTCCGGAAGAGTTTGAGAAATTGGTAAAGACATTTGCCGACATCACTAAGGATGCAGTTAATAAGCATACTAATCTGAAGCTGATTGCTAATAAGAAAGGCGAACCTTGTCTACCTTATTTCGTCAATATTAGTAAAGCAGGTGATGCATATATCTCTAACAACTGGTTAGGAGACAAAGTATTCTTCTCTGACTATGAAATCAGTCAGATGAATAAACAGAAGAGTAACGGCCCTACTGATATGCCTGGTACAAGTTCTGACGATTTTGCAGCATCTAATGATGCAGCCACAGATAACGCAGACCTTGACTTTGAAGTGTAATAATTAATTAGTAAATTTGAGGTTCAAACATTAAACATTGAAATAATATGGTATTGGAATATGAACCTAAAATTACTAAGAAGTATTTACTTGAAAGGCAGACTCAGGAAACTTATCTTGAGTACTATCTAGGAATCCCAGTTAAGAAAGGGTTGTTTAAATCTCCGTTGAGAAATGATAATTCTCCTACGTGTTCCTTTTATAGGAATGCGTCTGGAGACATCATATTCAATGACTTCAGCGGACAGTTCTATGGTAATTTCATTAGTGTGGTTATGTATAAGTATAGTTGTACTTACTATAAAGCATTGCAAATAATTGCTAATGACTTTGGTTATATAACTCATAAAACATTACCTAAGAACAATAAGCCTGTAATTGCAAGTAAGTCTGAATTTAAGGACGATGGACCTGCGATTATAAGAGCTGATGTACAAGAGTTCACTGAATCTGAACTACAGTGGTGGGCACAATATGGCATTACTAAGGAGATTCTGAAGAGATTCAGAGTCTATTCTTGCAAGGCTGTCTATTTAAATGGCAGTTATTATGCCACTACTGGTCCACAGAATCCCATGTTTGGCTATTATCGTGGTAAGAACGATAAAGGGGTTGAGTTATGGAGAATCTACTTTCCATTTAGAGAAAGAGGAACTACACGGTTTCTATCTAACTGGAAGTCTATCATGTTACAGGGAGCACATCAGCTTCCGGCAGAAGGCGATTTGTTAGTAGTTACTAAGAGTATGAAAGACGTTATGTGTCTATATTCTTTAGGAATTACTGCAATAGCTCCTAATTCAGAGAATTTATTCTTAACTGAATCTCAATTCGAGAAGTTGAGTAAAAGATTTAAGAAGATAGTTGTATTCTATGATAACGACTTGCCTGGCATTCATAACATGAACCAGATAAGAAAGAAGTTTAACATAGACTGCATCTTCATTCCTAGGTCTTATGGAGCTAAAGATATATCTGACTTTCATGCTAAATATGGTAGAGAGAAGACACTTAATTTAATCGAAGAGGCATGGAGAACACTGAAGAAGTAAAACCGAAGAAGAAACGTAACGGTGCATATGCTAAGCGTAAAGGTAATAATTATGAACTTAAGATTATTAAGGAATTGATAGGACTTGGTTATAAAGGCCTAAAGTCATCTCGTAGTGAGTCCAAGAATCTGGACGATGCTAAAATTGACATAGCTGAAACCGAGGACAAATTGCCATGTTACGTACAATGTAAATGTACTAAGAACACACCGTCTATTGCTGAAATTATCAAAACATGTGGTCGTAAAGACAGACCCTTAGTAATAATCTGGAACAAGCAGATTGACAAGGGAGTAAACATGGGCTCTGACGGAGAATACGTTATGATGAGTAAAGATTTCTTTTACGAACTTATTAAGAAGGCTGCGGAGTAATCTGTGGCTTTCTTTGTTTAGTAATGCTTGATTAGAATATCCTATGGCAAATTTGATATACTCATATCTCGACTTACTAAATCTTGAATCATTCAATTATTATATCTGCTGATGAACACTTATATTCTGCCTTGTTATAGTCTGGACGACGGTGATTTATGGCTAGAGAAGGTAAGAGCTAGAAGCTTTACAGAAGCTGAGGATAAGTTTATTGACTTATTCATTACAGATTATGACATAGACCCTCCAGGTGATTATGATGAGTTGGCAGGTACTATGGCTAAAGACAAAGAGATAATTATTGGTGACATATACGATATAGAGGAGTTCTAGTCGTACAAGATAACAATGAATGTTTAGAATAGGTTTAGATATTGACGATTGTCTAGCTGACTTTTGGGGTGCTTACTGTGAGTACTTTGATACAGCTAGTAATCCACGTATGCTTGAAGATAGTATAATTACTAGGAATGTACAACGCATTCTTAGTAAGGACAGAGACTTCTGGTTAAATCTCAAAGTGATTAACAGACCTGATTTCATCCCAGAATTGTATTGCACTAAACGTGTAAACAATAAAACTTGGACTAAAGAATGGCTAAGACGAAATGGATTCCCAGATAGACCAGTCTATCAGATGTATTACCAACACGGTAATAAGGCTGATATGATTAAAGGTAAAGTTGATGTCTTTATTGACGATTCTTTAAGCAACGTACTAAGATGTCAACGTTCTGGACTGCCTGCATTATTAATGCATACAGAAAGGACTATTGACTTTCCTATGTTTAAAGTATTCTCCTTATGTAAAGATGAGATTATAGATGCTTATCAATTCATGAGGAGTTATGCTTAAAGACATTAAAATTACACCACTAATTGAAACTATCAAGTTCCTTGAGATAAGTGATGAGGAGTATTTCAGTGAAGCTTATTCTGATTACATTAGTAATTCTAGATTGAAGCTTATAAACCCAGAACAAGGAGGTAGCCCAGAAGCTTATTTAGCGGGACTGGGTGCTGATGGAAGATACTCCGATTCGCTGTACTTTGGTTCAGCAGTACATGAACTAGTACTGCAACCAGAGTCTTTTATTCTTATAGAGTCTGTAGATAGACCAACAGCTAAAGCTGGATTCATGGCTGATGAGCTGTATCCTTTATTTATAGCTAATGGTGTTGTTACTAAGGATGAGATAGTAGCAGCATCTGACAAGATTAACTATTATAAAGGTAAAATGGATGAAGATAAAATGGATGCCTTACGCATCAAATGCGAGAACTATTATGCTCAACGTACAGCATATGAGTGGGGCAGCAAATATGTTGCAGACAAGGTTCCAATTTATCTTGATGCTAAATCTAGAGACAAACTACGAGAATGTATTGTATCAGTTGAATGTAATCCACAAATACAATCCTTATTGAATCCAGACTATTTATTAGAGAAGCCAATCTCCAAGAATGAGTCTGTACTATTAATAGATGTGCTTGTTGAGCATAATGGTCTTAGTAAGGTTCTCAAACTGAAAGCTAAGCTGGATAATTTCACATATAGTCCAGAGTCGAATGAATTAGTTCTCAATGACTTAAAGACTAGTGGACATTATCTCACTAAGTTTCATGAAAGCTTTGATAAGTATCACTATGCGAGACAAATGGCTATGTATATGTGGATGCTGAAATTGTACATAGAGAATGAATATAAGGCAAAACCCACACTTAAGGCTAATATGTTAGTGGTATCAACAGTTCCGGATTTTAGGTCTGGAGTGTTTCCTGTTAATAATGGTCATATGTTGTCGGGTTTTACTGAATTTACTACGTTGTTGAGGCGTGTAGCATATTACGAGCTTTATGGATACGATGCTGATGGAATACTATGAGCCTACTATGAATGATTTGAAGGAATATTACAAGCAGTACTTCAGTTTAGGATGTCTGGCCTGTGATATAGGGACTAAGTTTGCTTTAATATCACTAATATGCTTTCTTACTAAGCAAGCTAGGAACAAAACTCCTAACGCAACTACTTGGCAAGTAATCCAGAAGATTAGACAGGGCAAAGAAAGTCATAATTCGGAGGGTCTTCTTAAAGGTCTCGCAGTTATATGTGATGATTTTATGAGAAACACTACCGAGTTCTTGACATTTGATTTAAAATCGGCTAAGGATATGGTTGCTAAGATTAATGAAATTCTTGACAAAGAGCTTCCTTGGGAACCTACTACGCCAGAAATACCATTTTGATTATG